CTTGTGCAAAAAGGCGATGGAGCGTCACGGTATCCAGTGGCGAGCGCACATAGGTGACACGTGGGTTAGGAGCACATCACCAGACTTGCCCAGGTCAAGACCGACTCAAAAACAAAAACATTATCTTGGTTTCCAGTAGGAATGGACGAAGAAATTATACCCATCATCGTTCTGGGACTAGCATTTGCGGCTATAGCAATCAAGGCGACGACGAAGAGTACGTACATACAGGGTGACATGGCTGGAATAAGAGGACCAGGCTATGACATTACACAAGAAGAGCCACCAATTGTCATCCCTCTCTCAAAGCAGAAGGGTGGACTCCCACCCCCTCCCCAAACAGCCACCCCACAGCTCCTCTCCAAGGCTGGTACACAGATGCCATACGGTGTTGTACCGGCCGATATCGCGACCCACTCTTTAATTAGCCCCCCTGTCAAACCTGATGTGGGTGGGCCAGGTGTGGATAGACCACCTACCGTTAAGGACCTCGGGCCTACCGCCCTGACCAACCCTAACACACCCCCAGATGTCAAGACTATGCTGCGTAACGCACCACCGGACTTTTAGTTCTTTTACATGAACGGGCCTCGCCGGGTCTCGCGCTTATCCATATAGAACTGCCAGGAGGCGCGTCGAATAGCCTCGGCTTGGTCATGAGCCTCTATCATAATATAGATACTGTTGTCAAACTGAACGGTCCACCGACCATGTTCAGTCTGATATGCACGAGCACTGTTCCGGGAGAGCTTGTACCGGTGGAGTGCGTCCAGGGCATCCTCGTACGACTGGGCAGAGACGAGCGTCCCGTGAGGGAATGACCAGTCAATCACCGAAGTCTGGGCACAGCCGAACCACATAGACACATAGTCCCACGTATCGCTCATTCTTTTACTTTTCTTACAATACCAAGCGCACTCTCTAGCTTGCTTGCAGTCCGTTTGAGCGGCTTGTCGCGCTTCAGCTTCAGTGGCTCGTTCGGTGAAGGCTCAGTCACAGTGTTGACCGTGACAGATTCTGTCGTAGGGCAGATGTATTTCTCGTACGGCACGTATACCGGAGCCTGCTGTTGGGAACATCCCCTAAATTCTTCGATGCTCAGTGGACCACCAAATATCTTGAGAGCCTGCCTCTTGGGCGCCGCTTTCAGTACCACATACTTACCAAAAGTTTTCATTCTCATCAGGGCTATGAAAGATTGAATCTCGCCACTGCGAGCCGTATTCATATCGAGCGCGAAAGCCTTCATGCACTCCCAGCTGCAAAACTCACCCGTAGTCGTAAACTTATCGAGCCGCTCGTCATACTTGAACGGAAGGTGCAGCGGTCTACAGTCGCCTAAAGGGTGAGCGCACCACCAACAGTGCGTCCCTTTCTTTTCTGGTGTCTGTGTATCCCGAATCAACGGAAGCTCCTTCCGGGCCGGCGGAGGAACAGACGAGGGCCGCCTGCGAGCAACAATCTCTTCCGGAGTTAGCTTTTTGGGCATCTTCTCGAATTGCAACATAAAGACTAGTTACTAAATATAATTAATATGCTTTTAAGTATCGATGTCGGGATTAAGAATCTCGCAATGTGTTTGATTGACCCAAAGACAAAACTGATTCATCACTGGGATGTGTCAGGTGTGCCGCCTCTGCACGCCGATGGTCTGTTTCCGTGCTTCAAGCGTCACCTGGCAGAGCGGGACTGGGTGCTCCGAGCAGACACGGTGCTCATTGAGAAACAGCCTGACAAGAACAGAGGTATCAAGTCGGTCGAGAATTTTCTGCATGCATATTTTGTGATTCATGACAAGGAGGTTATCATCTACGACGCTCGGCACAAGATTCCTGACGTGGCCGGTCCGGGTCGGGCGCGCTACCTCGAGCGCAAAAAGGCATCGGTCGAGCGTGCGCGCGCCTTCATCTCAGCTACAGATTCAGTCAACAAGCACTGGATACCGGTGTTCGACAAGCACAAGAAAAAGGATGACCTGGCAGACACGGTCATGCAGGCTCTGTCGTTTGTGAACCGCATCCCGGACAAGCCGGTCGTGGCCAAAAAGCTGACGGCGCGTAAGCCGACAGAGAATCAGAAGCGCACCAAGTACAGCAAGCCCAACCTGGCGTGGATTGTCAAGACGGGTGCCCCACAGGATGCACGCTTCCGCAAGGACCTGGCTCGCTACTACACCAGTATTGATGACCTGAAAAAAGAATTTAGTCTGTAAATAGTAGGATGCTGACACGCGAGCAGACAGTATGGTTGGTTGTCACAATTTTATTTTTTTTAATTTTTATTTTTTTGTGTACACGCCAGCCAACTGTCTACTATGAAGCACCACCATGGGAGTCACCCAAGCCACCGGCACCTAATCCAAGCCCCAGTCAGGCTCTGCCTTTGGCCGCAAACCCAAGTGCCGCCTTTTCTGATACAAACCTGTTCGGCCCGCCATCACAGCCCTTCGTGCTCAAGTCGAATGAGATAAAGCCGTCTACAGAGGCTGCCCCGGATTCGCTTCGGTACACAAACATCTCAGGGCTCAAGCCGATGACGAATATTACGGCGGCTACAGGGCCTACCAGTAGTGACAGTAGCCCACTGTACAGCGGAGGTGTTCCCCGTGATGTGAATGTATCCACACGAGCTGCTACGGCAAAGCTCGCTTCAAAGCTCGACCCTATTACTGGCGCTGCCCTCACCAGTGGTTTGATAAATCCGCCATCAGCAGCAGCGGCTCCTGTGCCCGTTCCTCCCAAGGCGTCTCCCCCTGTGCACACACCACCTACACGCACTCCTCAACAGGCTGCTGCTGCTGCGGCAACTCTTGCGAATGTAGAAGTTCCGCCGGCACCAACTGCGGACCATATTGCGGTAGCACCTGTAGAGGCTCCGTCGGAGACAAAGGCTGCCCAGATTCCAGTCCCTTCTGTGTCGCCCGTGCCCAAGACGGGCGGTTCGGTCAAAAAGGGGTTTGTGGCTGGTAACAGTGACCCTTCAGCTTCGGCAAAGATTGCTTCACTGAATGTGGGCTGGTATTACACGTGGGGGTCAACGCCGCCGTCGCCTCCACCACCCGGTCTCTTATTCTCTCCAATGTTCTGGAATATTTCTAAAGCTGCTAAAGCGCCTTCTGGGTGTGCTCCGACAGCCACGCCGCCCGCGACAGTCAACGCGTTGTGCACTCTCCAGACAATCAAGGCTTTGCCGACAGCCACGACTGACAATGTCATCTTGGCGTACAACGAGCCGGATGGTCTCAATGCGAGCGCACAGGGTAACATGAATACTGCTGACGCGGCAAACTTCTGGCCGAACATAGTGGCGTCTGCTACCCGTGCAGGCTGTCGCATCGGCAGCCCAGTCATGTATGGCAGTCTGGTTCACCCAGCATCTGGGTCGGCTGCGCAGAACGTAACACCCATCGCAGGTATAACAGGTACACCGACAGTCAATATCAGTAACAACCCAGCATCTGTGAATCACGTGGTGCTCAACCCTGGAATTTGGTTGGATAACTTTTTATTAAGAATTTCTCAACAACAGAATCCGCGTTACCCGGATATTATCACGGTCCACTGGTACGGCCCGCCGAACGCTCCAAGTTTTCTGAATTATCTGCAGGCTATATACACCAAGTACAACTTGCCGATATGGGTGACAGAGTATTCGTGTGCTGACTGGACAGCGACGACAAACGCTGCAGGTGTCACTACAAACGCGCCCGGATATGACTGGTCAATTCCGACAGATGCAAACATAGCCACAAACTCAACAGGAGCGTTTATGAAGGCGACTGTACAGGGTATGGAGGCGATGCCATTCGTCGAGCGGTTCAGCTGGAAAGAGCGCTTTTTCCTGTCGGATCCGACCCCAAGCTATCCACCCAACTCCATTTTCCCAGTCACGGGCACACCAGACTCTGTCATGGGACCATCCAACCCGAATGTGATGAATCAGTCAACCCTGTTCGCCTCTTACCAGCACTTCCCGACATCCCTACCGCCCCTGACACCACTCGGTAAACTGTATGCTTCTCTCTAGTTAAACAAATAATTATAAATATTTTTAATGGCACGGCTTGTGGACCATATGGGCTCTGACGAGGCTATCGTTGAGGCTGCCCGTGTCTCGTACGCCAAGGGCACAAAGGCTGTGAGTGACACGCGGGGGCTTATCCGGTACCTGATGCGTCACAAGCACACCACACCTTTTGAGATGGTCGAGTTCAAGTTCCATATTCGCGCTCCAATTTTTGTGGCTCGGCAATGGATGCGCCACCGAACAGCCTCTGTGAACGAGATGTCCGCCCGGTACTCTGTCCTCGATGACGAGTTTTTCTTGCCGGACCATCTGCGGACCCAATCCGGTACAAACAAGCAGGGCTCAGAGGAGGAGATGACAGGTGACGAGCTGCTCATCCTCAAGCAAAAGGCGTCGTGCGACATGGCGTTCCACGTGTATGACGACCTTCTCAAGCACGGGTGCTCGCGCGAGCTGGCTCGGACGCACCTGCCTGTCAGCACAATGACTGAGTTTTTTTGGAAAATTAATTTACACAATTTATTTCACTTTTTGAAACTGCGTATGGACAGTCATGCCCAGCCGGAGATTCAGGTGCTCGCGAAGCAAGTCTATGAGCTCATCAAGCCGGTGGTACCTCTGGCCTGTGAGGCGTTCGAGGACTTTGTGCTGTACAGCCTGACACTGAGTGGACCGGAGTTGGCTGCCATCAGGTCAAAGACTTTTGTCGTCCCAGGCGTGGGTGAAAATCGCGAGTTTCAAGAAAAACTTGACAAAATTTCTTGGAGTATATAAATGCTAGTTCGACTGGCAATAATAGGGCTGTTGCTCGTGGTGTTATGGATGGTCACCAAGCGGCGTGACAGTATGTTCACAGTTCGCAAGCCAAAGACGGCAGCCTGGTTCGACAAGCGCATCGCCGAGTGGAAGGGTGCCCTGAACGTCATTTCATCCGCGACCAGCAAGGCTGATGCGGTCGCAAAGATAAAGGCTGCCCGGGACGCAAAGCCCAAGATGAGCGTGGCTCACGGCATCTACTCAAAGGCTCTGCACGTGGCACAGGACGCAAAGAATCAGCAGGTGCCACAGATTGTCGAGAAATTCAACAAGAATATCAGTGGTCTCGACAAGTCAAAGCTGCACTGGCTGTCAGGCTGGCTCAAGAGCAAGCGCACTCAGAACCTGATATACAAAGAGCAGATTGCGGACGCCAAAAAGTTCGGGAACACGAATGACTTTGTGGCAGCCTATCAGAAGAAGGTGAATGACCTGATGGCCAAGAAGACAACGTCAACCTTCCAGGGAGAGGAGAATATCCCAGACGCTATTCGTATCCAGATGTACCAGAAGGCTATAGGCGATATGCAGAAGGCTGGCAGTGTCGACAAATTCGTCAAGTCGCGCCAGGGTATTCTGGGCAAGATGAAGAGCGCGGCTGGCAGAGCGGGTCGTCGCAAGAGAGCTGGTATGGCAGCCAAGCAGGCTGGTGGCAACTACTACTTCTACTTTAATTCTGTGAAGTAAGTAATGAGAAAGGTGCTCCTCATCCTCTTTCTAGTGACAGTCTGGCTGCTGTTGCGCTCGCGTCAAAGCTACTATGCGGATGTCACGCAGCATTCGTTTGAGATGGCCGGGTTCAAGGATGACCTTCATAAAGAATATGAAGGTAATTTTTACTTTTATATCAAGGACCCTAAGGGGGCTAATTTCTTCAGGACCTGACCCAGGGCCGAAGGCCCTATTTCCATGTAAGAAAGGAAGGCTTCGCTGAGGGCCGAAGGCCCTCCTTCTCTTGAAAGAAAAGAAGGCTCTCCTTCTCTTGAAAGAAAAGAAGGCTTCGCCTTCGCAGAGCCTTCGGGTTAGGTCTTAATATACTCCCACTGTAATTCTTTGCAAATACTTTTCCACATTTTATCTTGATTATAGAGTTTCTCCTTTGACTTGAGCAGAGGGAAACAGGGTAGGTAGTCGTCCTCACCGAGGAGCTCGCAGAACTTGTACAGAATGTAAGAATAACTTAAAAAGTTTTTTCTTCCGGGTGGCCGATGTTTCTCAAAGGGTTTCTGAACCTGGTAAAACATAAGCCTCAGTTTTTCTTCTAGTGCTTGGGGCATGGTTGGAGGTTGTATCCCGTTGAGAATCGTCGTGATGTAAGGTACGTGCTCGTAATATTTATTTTTGTTTAATTTTTTTAATAAGGCTCTGACTTTCTCATGTGTAATTTCCGACAATTCTTTTATTTTTTGTTTCCTAAACTCCTGGCGTAGCGTCTCTATGAGTTCAGGTGGCACACTGGTCGTCTCTTTGGCTTGAAACTGGCTGACCCATTCGTTAAAGTGATTCTCGCGCCGGTACGAGTAGACTACATTCTTCTCAATGTCCTGCTCCTCCTTGAAGCCAACCTCGTCAGACTGAACGTACTCTGTCGCGCCGCACTCGGTGCAGACATCCTCGCTTGACACTGCGTCATGCACCTTGGTGTATTTGGCTCCACAAGACAGGCACGGTCTGTTCAGGGCTGTGTTCGGGTTCACCTTCACCTCTGCGTGCTCATCCTCAACCACCTCCAAATATTTTTTATAAATATCTTTTCTCTGAACACCCTTGCGTGAAGTTATCTTCATGGAGGCGACCGCCTTCGACTCACAAACCTCCTCGGTCACCTCTTCGTTATACTCCTTTATCAGGGGCATGCACTTGAGCATGTACTCGTACAGTTCAGTTTCCTTACCTGGTACGGACAGCTCTTTCAGCTTCTCGTTATAGCGCGCCTCCATAATTTATTTAAGTAATATTTTGTTTAACTATTCAACTTTGGGTGCAAGATAGAACTTAATTTCTCCAAGATTTGCAATTGTGTACCGAAAAATAATTGGCATATTTTCTTGTGTCGAGTCCTGCATGAGTTGGACGCTGCTGCACATCCCGGTCGCCTTGGTGAACAGGTTGATGTACTTGAGGCTGAAGATGTTGCCGGTCCTCTTGACCTGCTCGTCACTGTACTCGATGACAGTCTTCTGGTTGGCAAAGTCGCCTAGGCAGCTGAGCTCGAGCGTGTGACCATCGCGGACGATGTTGATTTCGTTCGACAGGTTGCTCATGTCGCGCGTGATGCGCTGAAAGTCGACTGAGGGCATGGTCGTGATGACGTCCATCTCAATCTCTGGAACGTCCAGCTCATCCTCGTTGATATCGAGTAGCTTGAGGCTGTAGGTCGTGCTCGTCTTCTTCGCGACATTCTCTATGATGAGCTTCATGTAGTCCCGGTCGGCGATGTCGATGGTGAGCGTGTCGTTGTTGCTCATCGACTTGAGCAGCTTGTGCGTGTTGGTGATGTTCAGGCCAGCTACAATCTCAGTGGCGCACTCGTACTCTTCAAAATTTTCAGCTCCGAGGTGCATGTGGACCAGCGTCACACGGGCGTTATCCAGCGTCAGGATGGTGATTCCGTCCGGTCGAAAATATA